TTACTCCTCAGGTTCGTAAACTGTGAAGACAGCGATCTCCGTCTGACCGGTTCGGATTCGCACCTCGCAGAGGTCTTTCCACGTTACCAGTACCGTCACTATGACGGTTAAACAGATGACGATTAGAGCGAGTAACATCGCCTTTTGCTGCTTCATAGCCCGCTTCTCCTTGCCTTTCGGCACGTAAGAGGTAACCTATAGGTGCAAGTCATAGATATATCCTCAGATTAATGTTAAGCGTCTTGCAGGACGCGTAATGTTAACTGGGACTTTTCTCTATCGGCCTTTGGTGGCATGCCCGAGGCAGATAGCCTCAAGCACCCGTAGTCATTCGACCCGTTTTAGATTTCTCAGCCAACTTTATGCTCACAACATATACAAATTTCCCGGTTAAAGCTCATCATGTTAGATAGTTTTTGCGTACGCACTATTTTTTTGTGTAAACTGCGCAAAGAAGTTTAGCACCCTAAATTGTTAAGGAAAAATTAAGGAAGTGTTAATGCTTGAGCAAACAGTAAAAAACATCAATTCACGCTTTGGCTGGCGCAACACCCGTAAGCTTCTTGGTTCATCACTGGGTGTAACGGCCCAAGGATTACCCCTTTTTATTGAACGTGTAAATAGTGTAGTTCAGCATAATCCCGACCTAAAAGATAGAATCGACGATTTCTGGAAAGGTTTAATTTTTAGCGGGAATCGATTACTTTCTATTTATAGAATCACCGATGAAGACGTAGCAAAATTACAAACAATTTTCACAAATCAGAAAAAGGACAATAGCCCCTTCTCAGAAAAATACCCAACTCCTTTATCCAGAGAGGAGCTGTTAGTTGCTGATACTGAGCTGCATTTTGCTGAACTACGTCAAGATATCATTCGTGATAAACAAATTGACACTGCTGTTTTTTTATCCAAAGCGTATTACACTGAAGTGATAGAGCTTGACCCAACACATCTTAGCGATGCGGGTATGGAATTACGTGCTAATGGTGGAGAAATAAAATGCAAAACACGCCAAGTCACGCAATGCTTTAATACCATCATGCTAATGCCTGCAGAAAAAATATTAATTCTTACGATTGATTTATCTATCCTTCCAAGAAGTGAATCACAGCCTCAACAATACCTTGTGGCTAAATTTATAAAAAAAGAAGCTGGCGTTATTTTAAACAATCCCCTTGAGTTATTTGGTTCAATACAAGATCTTTACGAAAAAGTAGATGGCAGAATTTCTCATGTATCTTTTATCACCTCAGATGGCAATACAAGTTCTTTAAAACTCAAACCAAGTCAAAAGTGTTTGCGTCAAGATGTTTACCATCATAGTGGAGAGTCCGCAAGCCCAATATTGACAAAGTTTAAGTTGGGAAAAATTTGGGATTTACCACAAAGTTCTTCACATATTTTATCAGTAGAGTTAATATTACCAGGGAAAAGGACAATGCTTGATAATCCTAGAATTAGGTTGCATGAAGCAATTGCGAAGAACTGTAACAACATTGATTCGATTATATTTATTGTTGAAAAAATATTGGATTCTGTTAAGTCCTGTGAAGAGAAAAGAAGAGCGAGATCATCAGGCCATAAATGAAAAAGAGTATATATCACGACATTATCACGCAAATAGAGCAGGATTTTAATGATCCTGTTCGCAGTGTGTGTCGTGATCTTTTTCTTTTTCTGGTTAGTAAAGATGCTAAAAATATCAATCACTTTACATACAAAACCCTTATCAATGGTTTGACCTATCTAACTGATACGAAAGATGACTATATCCTGCTAATAAAAGCAACTGATTATTTATCTAGCTATAAAGCACACCTATTGGATATGCATTTTCAATACATTGATAATTTAACGGAAGAACCAATACCAGTTGAAGATGATCTTATTTCCTATGCTTTAGACACAGGAAGTTTTTACCATCCAGAAACTGGCGAATTGGTTGATAATTTTAGCCAGTATCTTTATCCATACTTTACTCCTTCGAGTCTTTTGGAGAGTCTGCATGAGTGATGTAAACATCTGTACTGCAGACCTTCAATCATTAATTAGAATGGATCCTGAATTTAGGGGAATGGTTCAAAGAAAATTAGCTGCAGACAAAAATATTTTTGTAAAGCAACTCTATGAAGATTTAGACGACGCTATTCAGAATTTAGAAAATGACAAACACTTCTATCAAGATGCTAAGTGGGGAGAGGACGAGCTAACAGCGTCGATCAAAAATTTCCTGAAAGGTAGGTTTTATGATGTTGAACATGATACTCAACATGGCGGTCACGTTGATTTATTAGTCAAACATCAATTCGGAAAATTCGAATGGATCGGTGAAGCAAAATTATGGAGAGGCCCAAAATCTATTCATAATGGCTGGATTCAGCTAACCGAACGTTACGGCACGGGTACGTCACGTGACGATCATGGAGGAATTCTAATTTATATAAAGTCTGACAAATCAGCAGTAAAATTCAATGAATGGAAAGAATTTTTCTCTACGACCGTTTCGGACGCAGAAATTGAAGCGGAAGGCTCTCCCCTCCGCTTTAAGAGTATCACAAAGCATCCAGCAACAGCACTTCCATATCATGTAAGACACATGGGAGTATCCTTATACCATTACACTGGTAAAAAACCCGCTGACTCTTAACTGGTAATTGCTATATATCCAGTCAAAAAACCTAAGGCTTTTTGCAATCTTTTACGAATTGTTCCATCTGAACATCCTTGTTGTTTTGCAATAGCACGAAGAGATAAACCAATCACGAAATGAGCAACAATTAACTCATATTCTTGTTGCTTATATCTTTCTAACCTAAGGATACTAATGTCAATAACTCGCCCTTCATCATTGCTGCACTGACGACGTGATTTTTTACCATGAGGAACAACATTTTTATATTTATCAGCTATTTCCTGCCAATCAATAGAACTATTTCCAGCTACAGCCCAGGCTCCCCAACTGTCCAAAGTATCATATATATTAGCATTGCTATCTACCTGTTTTTTATATTCTTCTTTGAAGCGCGCAAGAAGCATTCTAGCCATCGTTATTATTTCTATACTTGTAACTGATTCATAAGCATCAGGAGAAATAATTCTCCCATCACTTAATGCCCTATCACTAAGATTTGCTATTTCCAATAATCGTTCTTTAGTTATTTCCATTATTATCTCCACCGCCCTTTCGGGCGGCCTCCTGCTGTTCTGAGGGTGCAGAAATCCCTCAGGTTAAGGACTCTATTTTATTCACAGTGCTGAATTTAATTATTCAGATTTGGATTATGCTTTCTCTTTCACTTCACGAAGTTCCGATTATTAATTTGGCTCAAAACAGCACCTCCTGAAAGTTTCCCCGATAAAACGCCAGTACACGCTGCATAACTTCGCTTTTCCGGCACTCACGGCAAATTATGTTCTGACGCCTATCGTAGCGGCGTATTTCTCCGTCTGGTAATGACCTGATAAGGTCCGGATCAACCACAGCCGTTTTCTTCACCTTTGCCCTTGAGAGTTTTTTGCGGGCGTTTTGCCAGTCCTTACGAGCCTGTTCTGACGGGAATAACCCGTAGCCAGAGTTGTATACTTCACCACTCGAAACCAGCTCTTTGGCGAGAATACTTATCAGATATCTGGTTGCCCCCATTTTAGCTTCCAGTTGTCGTAACGTCTCGCGCCCGCTCTGGCGTACGAGATCAACAATCTGCCCTTTAATTTTTTCTCGCTCTTCCTGTGTAAATACTTTTGCCATAAGCCCTCCCCAGGAATCACTTTTCCGACACAATACGACTGGAGGAATCGACAATCTGTCGGACAATATCCCGGTGCTTGTTCAGCTCCCGCAGCGCGGCGCAAACTCGCTCCCACTTCTGGGCATGACTTTTCGCCCGGCGCAGTTCGCGGTTTGCCATATGCAGCGATGGTAAAATCAGGCCATTCGCTCGCGTTCCGGTGAACGATGGTAGCGACTGCACAATGTCCGCCATAGTTTCTGTTTTAATATCTTCCTGTGTTGCCGCTTCCTGTACTGGTAACGCAACACCGGCTGGCTGAGGAAAGGCTTTACCAGGTGTTTTCGCTACCGATACAACTTTCGGCTCTGCTGGTAAATTACCGTCCGGCAGGCAGTAACGAAATTTACCGTTCTGATTTACGCGAATCAGGCGTCCTTTGCTGATTGCCATAGCCAGCGTTGAAGCCACTTTGCGTGATGTGGTACCGAACAATGTAGCCAGTTCATCCGCCGTTTGTGGGCCACGTTGTTCAATCGTCGCAGTTAAATCGCTCTCCGAAATTTTCGCGACTGTTGCCGTGGTGGTTTCTTCCGGCTGTTCTGTCGGTGCGGTCTGTTCCTGCTGAACGTTGTTATCAGCCACACGCCAGGTGTATACGCTTTTATCAACGAAGCCAGCCTTTTTCAGTTCCCACAGCTCGTTCAGCACTTCTTCACGACTGATATCAAGTCGCGTAGCCAGTTCTACCGACGTGGCTTTTCCCATCGCTTTCAGTGCATCAAAAACAGTCTCCATTAAAATTTCCTCCCGGTAAAAATCACTTCGCAATTCCTGGCTGGACGACATTCGGACGCCAGCTCTCCCAGTTAAAATTCACCCATCGCCCGCCGTTCATGGTCATGCGATCCATAATCCTCTCGCCGAGCAATGTTTTCATGGCCTCATAGTTCAGGTTTGTCAGCATCCCCACGCTGCGCATCGACGCTGTCCGGCGATCAACAATCTGGTGCAGCACCACCTGCTCGTTTTTTGTCTCGCGCTGAATGCCAATTTCATCAAGAACCAGCAGCCCCACTTCGCACAGTTCCCGCAAAAATTTTTCACCTGATTGCCCGTCGTCATAGCTGGCGTGTAGAGCACTCATGACATCAGCCACGGTAACCACAATCACTGTCTGGCCATCTTTCAGCAGGCGATTCCCGATAGCCGCCGCCAGATGGTTTTTTCCGGTACCAGGTTTTCCGCTGAACGCAAAATTTGTACACCCGGTCATCAGTTCATCAGCGATAGATTGCGCCTGGCTCAACGCGTATCGCTGACCGTCGTTCTGCACCTGGTAATTCGCAAACGAGCATGTACGGTGCAACGGCTGGATGCCTGAGCGATTCAGAATTTTTTCCACCCGCAACTGGCGATTCAGGCGGTTGATCTCCTCGCTACGTTTCTGGCCTTCAGCAAGTTGCCACTCTCGCCACTCTGCTACCGTTCTGAATGGGGCGGTTACATGTGGCGGGACCAGTCTGCGGATACGTTCAAGAACGCCGCCTGTCGCAATATTTTTCATGGTCAGTTACCCCCTGAAGCCTGGCGGGATCGCACTATCCGGTAACGAGACTGTGTTAACCTGTCGGAGTAACGTCTCAGGTCGAACACCTTTCGGCGCGAACAAGCCCTGGTATTCATTGGCGATGCTGTGTCGAATCACCTGCTCAGGTGAAAAACCCTGCTGGCGGAATTTTTCCAGCTCCCGTATCGCCCCGTTAGCGCCCTGCTCCGTTCGAATCGGTTTTCGCAATGCCCGCCTGAACTGGACCCACTCATGCCAGAGTGTTTCCGGCAACCAATCGGGCAGAGCAACTGACAACGGGTCGAATTTTTTCTGGCGAACCGCCCCACCGATAACCAGAATTCCCTGCTCGGTGTGCCTTGCGATATCACTGCGCCGCAAGACACATATCCCGGTTTCAACAGCACCGATTTTGAGCAGTGATTTTTGTCGTGGAGAATTTCGGTCAAGTTCGATCCCACACCGGACACCGTTCCTGTCAGTCACGACGATATCAATCCGCTCTCCGCAGCCGTCTCCACGCTCTGGTACCGGATACTCACGACAGACATCCAGGCCAGCAGCCTGCAACGCCGCCACCGCAGAATTACAAAATTCTGCTGCAGTACCGCCAGACAATCTCCCCTCAAGCACTCCAGCCACAAAATCCCGAAACTCCCTTCCGGAAGGGAAGGGTTTGGGATGGGTTAGATCAGTATTTATATCTTCCTCTTCCTCTGGTAACGCTTTTTGATCCGTTTGTGTAACGCTGCCAGCGTTACCTTTTCGTTTCAGTTCGCGTATTTTTGTTACTCGCTCGTTTGTAACCGCCCGTTTTTTAGAGCTTTTCCCGTTATGGCGCTCAAAGTTAGGAAGCGACAACACACCATTAGTTTCGACCAACCATCCAACCTGAATTAACGCATCAGCAAAACCAGCCATAAAAGTGATGCGATCTATTGCGCTTTTTGTAACGCCGCGAGCGTTACACTCCGCGTTACCGTCTATCATTTGTTGATCCGCCCATACCCAGAAGCGAATGACTTTCCCTAATGCGGCATCTGGATCAATATTCAGAATCTCAGCAAGCCTGAATATTTCCGGCTTATCCGGCGTAATCACTTCGAGCTTTATCCAGTTTGAAGCCATTTGTTTTCACCTTGTAACGCTCGCAGCGTTACATTTAACTGATACCGAACAAAACAGTCCGGCACGATTAATTTCAATCAATGCACTACGACAGAATCGCCGGGCGACCCACCGCCGCTGAAATGTGCTTTCCGGTAAACTGCCTGGACTGCATCATCATGCGCATCAATTGCCGTACTCAACGCTTCCTGCGCCGCCAGTAATGCACGGCGTTCCAGGGTATCGAAGATGCAGAGTCGGTGACGCAGCTCGCGCGGAAGAATTGCCAGAACCGCAGGGATCAGTTTCTGAATTTTTTCCCTTTGCGCTTTCGTTTCACCTTTCAACCAACGGTGATAGATATTCTGATGATTGTTCCAGTCCTTGCCTGGTACCAGGGGCAATTCGCCGCCCCCCTGGCGCAGATATTCTTCAGTAATTGCATTGGCTACCCATGCCTGCCCTTTTTCAGCGGCCAGGGCTAACAGCACTGATTCAATGTGCTCATGCCTGATTTTCATGAATCAACTCCTGTGCATTTTGTGTGTTAGCCTTACATCCAACAGGTAAACCATCGGTCGGATTCGGGTAGATATCAGGCCGGAGTTCATGAGGTGTAACCTCGAAATTCGTTACTTCAGCAACACGTAATGCTTTTTCAGGGCTGAATCTTTCATAGCCCCCCAGCACTCGACTTACATGCACCTGAGATAAACCCGTTAGCTTCCCAAACTGTAGCTGGGTGATATTTTTCTCTTTTAAATAGTCTCTTAAGTTCATAGCCAACCTTCTACGTTATGCCTCGAGTAAATATTAGCCCCACTAATTTTAAAGATCAATAGTCAGACTATCTTTGATAATATTGGTAAAACAAATAAACTCTATGTATGAAAAAAACACGTGACGTGATTGCAACTCCAGAAGCGAGCAAGAATTTAAAAGCCGCATGGAATGCAAGAAAAAAAGAGCTGAAGCTGACTCAAGAGCTGGCGGCTGAGTTGTTGGGATTCGAATCTCAAGGCACCGTTAGTCAGTATCTGAACGGCAAGATACCGGTAAATACCGACGCTGCGCTAAAATTTGCGGCTCTGTTAAAGGTAAAACCAGAGGACATTCGAGAAGACCTTAAAGACTTAATGAATTATGTAAGATCATCAGATACTTATGATGATAGCTTTTCAGGCAAAGGATGGAGGCTGGTCAATGAAGAACAGGCAGAGTTACTTAACCTCTTCGAGATTCTACCTGCGTCAGAAAAAGCCAAACTCCTTAACCAGCTACGTGGACTAAACAAGCTCTACGAGGAAGCCTTCGAGAACATGCTGGCACTAAAGAAACGCAACCAGTAGCTACCGCTCACTACCCCATCTACAACAAAAAAAAACCGACGTCTTAGTCGGTTTTTTTGTGCCATAACTTCTGCAAATCAGCCGTATAACTAATATTTTTCCCTTGAAAAAACATTTACTTAGTTACTAAATCAAAAACATCATACGCCATACTATTGACTTGAAATATCCGTATCACTAATATCCCTATCAAGAACAGCACGGCGCTGTAGGTTTTAGTTCCGCCACCCGGCGTTAAGGGGATACGAAGATGATCGCAGATGAAAAGCAGGGACTGGTGTTAAAAATAGATACCAGCCCCCTGAGACATCAAATTGAGAAGTTATACAAACTACTTGTTCCTGCGGTTTTTAACTGTCCGGATGATTTTATTGATTGTTTTATTAAAGTGTTCACTGAAATCAGAATCTTTGATTTCCGCAAAACAATCACCGCAGATAAAACGATCATTGTCAGAGCCAGAGTGCTCATCGATCTCAATGTGGCGAGATCGGCAATGAGGACAGCGAAATTTAATATCCATAATTAATATCCTTACAGCAAATGACCATTTGTAAGGATATCACCTCACCTGATGTGGTTAAAAGCAGGTCGTAGGCTCCACGATACGGAGCAACTATGAAGCTAATTCCCCTAGCGTTAAGGGAAAATGAGGTCAACATGGATACTATCGATCTTGGCAACAACGAATCCCTGGTGTGTGGCGTGTTCCCCAACCAGGATGGAACGTTCACCTCCATGACATATACCAAAAGCAAAACGTTTAAAACCGAAGTTGGCGCGCGTCGCTGGTTGGAGAAGTACACAGTAAGCTAACGATTAAAACGTCTGCTCCTACTGTTCCAGAATAACTTCATAAAGTGGGAGTATTTTTCGGTGACGAGATAATAAGAACAGTTTGCGCCATCACTCTGATGTTGAATGATGCCCTTCCGTTCTAATTTTTTCATAACCGGGTTACGGCAAGGAGAAGTGATAATAAGATTTCCTGTTTTAAGGAAATCTTTAAATACAGCGATTTCTTTCTCAGATAAACGAAGCAATACTCGTTGCTCTGGTAGCAATGAATAATGTTTTTGAATATGTGCTCGCAATCTTGAGAAGGAAATGGCAACCACGAAAGAAAAGGCAAAAACTATAATCTGAAAGAGCCAGGTTATTTCAGTATAAGCATTAAATACGACAGCAAACTCTTTCGGTATCAGCCAGAGAGTGAGGCCAAAAATGATAATCGTGTACATAAGTCTTTCGAGTGGCTCTTTAGCAAAAAGTTTCAACAATGGAGTAAATACATCCAACATTTCAATAACTCTCGACTGTAAGGGTATTGAAATGTTAACACAAGCTCTCGCTGTAGGGGTATAGCCGAGACCACCGAAGCCCGGAGGTGGTGAAATAAAACCGGGCACAACACGAAGGCGCATTTCCGATATCCATAAAGAGTCGGTCTTGTCTGTTAAATATAAATGGTGGGAGTGCGCCTCCGGTTGTGAATAACGACATTGCTGTGTGTAGTCTTTGGCGGCATCGGTTTTTTCTTGAAGTTCGACTGATGCCCGCCCTTTTTAAAGTGAATTTTGTGATGCGGTGAATGCGGCTAAGCGCACGCGGAACAGTTAAAAAACTCTATATTAGTTTGGGTGGTATTTGTATCCGGTGTTAATTGTTAACTGGTTAACGTCACCTGGAGGCACCAGGCACCTCATCAACAAAGTTTATTTAATTATGCGCGAATTAACCGTTATTCGTGTGTGGGGTTTCTACACCTGAAATCCACAGCTCTTTAATAATATGGATCGGGCTGTCACGTAAACCACAATTCGGGGTGCCGCCGAATGCCCTGATTTATCCGCAGAACCGGATCACAGGGTCGGGATGTGATTTTTTTTGGACAAACCAAACTGGTGGCTTCCGCCGCTTGCGAGAAAACCAAATATAGACTAAATTATGACTAAGTTTAACGACAAGGCCGTACTTCATGAAAATAGAAACTATCAGCTACATCAAGAAAAACGCAGCCTCACTGGACCTGGCAGAACCCATTCTTGTCACGCAGAATGGTGTTCCTGCATACGTAATTGAATCCTATGAGCAGCAACAGGAACGCGAGAACGCTATTGCGTTACTGAAACTTCTCACTATTTCAGAAAACGACAAGTCTGAAGGTCGCGTGTTTTCAAAAGCACAGTTGCTGGATAGCTTTAACAATTAAGGTTAACTATGCAGGTTGAATACACACTTACTGCCAGAACAAGCCTTGAGCAAATTGCCGACCATCTCCGGAGTAACGACATTGACCCACTCCCTGTAATAGAAGAAATTCTTGAACGATTTGAAACAAGAGTTACTGCATTCCCGTCCGGATGCCAGTTATGCCCGGAGTTGCTCAAACTTGGCGTGGCGAAATACAGAGAATGCAACACGCCAGAAGGTTACAGAGTGCTGTACTCTGTAGAAGGGGATGTTATCACTGCACACGCGGTTCTTTCCCAACGCCAGGATATTAAACAGTTACTGTTCAGGCGACTGATCAGAGTTTAGCAATTACACGTTCAGCAACGCCCCTGTTCCCACCAGTTCAGGGGTTTTTGCTTTCTGGCGTTCGGGATATTGACAAAGCAACCTCCATTATTGCAAGATGACAGCACTAGAACACATATGCGGTCATCCGCACCCGATAGCCTTGCGGCTTTTTTATGCCTGAAATATGGCACATCCGTACAAAGATCGGGTGGAGAGGCGTAATACAATACCCGCAAGGGAAATATGCCCGGAGCTTCATATGTGGCTCTAGTTGACACCCGATCACCAGCTACTAACTGGTGACTCGTAACTAAAACACATATGGAGGCCAGCTATGGTTGAGCCAATTTCCTGCGTCATCCCTAAAATTTCCATTCACAACAACCGCCCAGTAACGACTTCTGTCGCTATTGCTAATTTCTTTGGCAAGCAACACAAGAACGTACTTCAGAAAATCCGCGCTCTCGAATGCTCACCAACTTTCATGACGGCTAACTTTTCAGCCATCGCAATATCCACAAAGGCTGGCTTTGACGAACGCGAAACAGAAGCCTACCAAATCACCAAAAACGGCTTCGTTTTCCTGGTGATGGGCTTCACTGGCAAAAAAGCCGCTGCATTCAAAGAGGCCTACATCGCTGAGTTCGACCGCATGGAAGCAGAGCTACGCCAGAATAATACCACTCCCACAAACAAAATCATTCCGGGCGATGGGCGCACTCTGGTTGTTCGCTTCGACAAATTCGGCAACGTCGAATTCACTGAAACCGTTCCTGATGGCGCTCTCGTCTGTACCCTGGACACTTTCCGCCTTTATCTGGAGAAACAGGGCTGGACTCTTGTAAACCGAAGCGCAATTAAAAATATGACCGTCGAGCAGTTGCTGAGTATTAAATAGTTTTCTGGAATTTTCTTAATACGAGAAATTTATTAAGGAGATAATTATGATTGCTCATCACTTCGGAACTGATGAAATACCACGTCAGTGTGTGACTCCTGGCGATTATGTTCTTCATGAAGGCCGGACATATATTGCCTCGGCAAATAATATTAAAAAGAGGAAACTTTATATCCGTAGCCTGACCACAAAAACATGCATTACTGACTGCATGATCAAAGTCTTCCTCGGTCGTGATGGTTTACCTGTAAAGGCGGAGTCATGGTGAAGACTAAGAAAATAAAATGTGCTTACCACCTTTGCAATAAAGAAATTGAAGAAAGCAAAAGCATTAAAACACCACTTCATTTCATGCGTGGAGTTATCCCAACGACGGAAATGAAAAAATATTGTAGTGAAATATGTGCCGAAAAAGACCAGATGGCACACGAACTTTAATTAACTGACTATTCGAAACTGAATTTATGCCAGCAATGGCAGGGATTCGCTCAACCTAATTAAGGAGAAAAACATGATTACCAATTATGAAGCCACTGTTGTAACTACCGATGACATTGTTCACGAGGTTAATCTGGAAGGAAAGCGCATTGGCTACGTGATTAAAACAGAAAATAAAGAAACCCCATTCACTGTGGTTGATATCGACGGTCCATCAGGCAACGTAAAAACACTTGATGAAGGAGTCACAAAAATGTGCTTGGTTCACATCGGAAAGAATCTGCCCGCAGAAAAAAAAGCCGGATTTCTGGCAACTCTGATTGCAATGAAATTAAACGGTGAAATCTGAAAGAAATAGCCTGCGTATGGCGCAGGCTATGAACAGTGTGTATCCGGCAAGATCATTCACTGAACAAAACGAATTTTAATCTGAGTTGAGGTTAAAAAACAATGAGCACAAAACCACTCTTCCTGTTACGGAAAGCGAAAAAATCATCCGGTGAACCTGACGTCGTCCTGTGGGCAAGCGACGATTTTGAATCGACCAGTGCCACTCTGGATTACCTGCTCGTTAAGTCAGGTAAAAAACTGAGCAGCTATTTTAAACCTGTTGCCACGAATTTTCCTGTCGTTAATGACCTTCCCCCTGAAGGTGAGATCGATTTTACCTGGAGTGAACGCTATCAACTCAGCAAAGACTCCATGACCTGGGAACTAAAACCGGGAGCAGCGCCAGACGACGTTCACCATCAGGATATTGCACCGGAAATTGAAGAACCGGCGGGAGGCCAGGAAGAAAACACACAGGCAGACGCTCACGGGGATTGCCAGGATTGCGAAGTCTCTGTATCTACTTTGCGGTTCACACAGCGTCTTCTGCACATTTTTACCTATGCGGCCGGGGATCGGAAATACCTGCATCATGCCACCCGAGAACAACGCGAACACATTACTGCTCTTGAGATGGATCAGGAAAACAGCTATGTCCAGAATCTGCTGTTGGCCATACGCGGCATGGCAGAACCGACAACTCTGGATAATGCCGCCCTGCTCCGCCTGACTGATGCAATTAAGGCAGTTTTCTCTATCACGAAAAAACATCAGCCCTATGAATTTAAGAATTTCATTTCAGCCTGGCTGGATACCGAACACATTGATCGCGGTCTTCTGACAAAAGAATGGCAAAAAGGGAATCGTGTTTCACGCATCACTCGCACGGCTTCCGGTGCTAATGCTGGCGGCGGGAACCTCACCGATCGCGGCGAAGGTTTCGTCCACGATCTGACGTCGCTGGCGCGCGATGTAGCCACTGGCGTACTGGCCCGTTCAATGGACGTGGACATCTATAACCTTCATCCGGCACACGCGAAACGCATTGAGGAAATTATCGCTCAAAATAAACCGCCCTTTTCTGTTTTCCGCGACAAATTCATCACCATGCCTGGCGGGCTGGATTATTCACGCGCCATCGTGGTTGCGTCCGTGAAAGAAGCACCAATTGGTATCGAGGTCATCCCCGCGCACGTCACTGAATATCTGAACAAAGTACTGACTGAAACCGATCATGCCAACCCTGATCCGGAAATCGTGGATATTGCCTGCGGTCGCTCCTCTGCCCCGATGCCGCAGCGTGTAACAGAAGAAGGAAAACAGGATGATGAAGAAAAACTACAACCATCTGGAACAATGGCAGATGAACAGGCAACGGCTGAAACCATAGAACCGGACGCAACTGAACATCATCAGGACACGCAGCCGCTGGATGCTCAGTCACAGGTAAACCCTGTTGATGCGGAATACCAGAAAAAGCGGGCAGAACTCCATGAAGCCAGGAAAAACATTCCGCCCAAAAATCCTGTCGATGCAGACAAATTGCTGGCGGCCTCGCGTGGTGAGTTCGTTGAAGGGATTAGCGACCCGAACGATCCGAAATGGGTTAAGGGGATCCAGACTCGCGATTCTGTGTACCAGAACCAGCCAGAAACGGAACAAAACACGCCAGAAACTGAAAAAACTAGCCCGGATGTGAAACAACCTGAGCCAGTAGTGCAACATGAACCGGAAAAAGTCTGCAATGCCTGCGGTCAGACTGGCGGGGATAGCTGCCCTGACTGTGCTGTGGTAATAGGCGACGCCACGTATCAGGAAACCTTTAATGAAGAAAATCTGGATGAATCTCAGGAAAAAGATCCGGAGGAAATGGAAGGCGCTGAACATCTGCACAAGGAGAACGCTGGCAGCGATCCGCATCACAATTGCAGTGATGAAACTGGTGAAGCGTCAGCTCCTGTAGCAATTGAAATCATGTGGCCATCATATTTCGAACCAGGCCGCTATGAAAACCTCCCGAACGAGGTTTATCACTCTGCCAATGGAATAAGCAGCACAATGCTGAAGGATGCTCGTATCAGCCTGATGTATTACCACGGACGGCACATTGCCGGAACTATTCCGAGTGAGGAAAGTGATGCATTGCTGCGTGGGCGGATCATTCACAGCTATGTTCTGGAAACGGATAAATTCGCTGATGAATATGCTATTCCGGTACCGGTTCCTGAACATGTGGTTACCACTTCTCACGAACTGATCGCCATTATCAAAAAACACAATGCCAGTCTGCCAGCACTGATGACACCAGAGCAGATGAAAGAGTGGATCGAAAGCTACAACAGCACTCTTATCCAGCCACTGTCGGTAAGTGCTGGAGCCGAAGAAACAGGCATCCTTTACGGTTCGCTTCCGGTGGAATTCCAGCGTATTCCGGAGGAGGAGAAACATACTGCATCGGCAATGAAAGCCTGCATTAGAGAATACAATGCAAGCCTCCCTCCTCTATTGAAAACCAGTGGAACACGGGAGCAACTTCTGGAGCAAATTGAAACTATAGATCCAGAACTGGCGAAAAAAGAACGTGCTAAATCTTTGCCTTACAACATCAGTGGCACGAAAGAGCAATTAACCGAAATCGCCCGGAAAATTCGCCCGGAACTGGTTACCCTGGAGGACTGGCAAAAACGCCAGCAAGAAGAAAACGCCGGGAAAACGTTTATCAGTTCAGATATGTATGAACAGGCAAAAAATATTCACGCTGCACTGCAAAACAATACTGATGCAGCAAGGCTACTCAACCACCCGGATCGCAAATCTGAAATCAGCTATTTCGGGTTTGATGAAGAAACCGGGCTGGAAATCAGGGTCCGTCCTGATATCGAAATCCGACTGCCATACGAAAGCATTTGCGCCGACGTGAAGTCAGTCAGCCTCGGTTATGTGCGACAGGAACGACTGAAAGATCGCCTGCACCGTGAAATTATTGAGCGTGATTATCACCTCAGCGCAGCAATGTATTGCGATGTGGCAAACCTGGACAAATTTTTCTGGATCTTCGTCAACAAAGATGCTGGCTATCACTGGGTGGCAGTCGTGGAAGCCTCGCAGGAACTCCTGGAACTTGGTCGACAGGAATATCGCCGGACGCTACGACAGATAAACGAAGCCCTGGAGACAAACAACTGGCCAGCACCGATTACCGAAAGTTATACCGACGAATTAAACGACTTTGATCTTCGTCGTCTTGAAGCACTGAGCATCTGAGGAAGGACACAATGAACGAATTAACTCAACAAGAAAATATTAACTCTAACGTTGCGGTTTTCAGCCCTCAGTCCCTGGCTGCAATTCAGACATTTTCTCAGGTAATGGCTTCCGGCATGGCTACAGTACCGGAACACCTCCGGGGAAACCCATCAGACTGTATGGCCATCACCATGCAGGCGATGCAGTGGCAAATGAACCCTTACGCAGTAGCTCAGAAAACTTTCGTTGTGAATGGTGTGCTAGGGTATGAAGCGCAACTGGTTAACGCCGTAATCAGCACCCGTGGGCCGCTAACTGGGCGTATTGAATATGACTGGTTCGGACCGTGGGAAAAAATCATCGGAAAGTTTGAAATCAGGAAGAACGACAAAGGAAAGGAATATCGCGTCCCGGGATGGAAACTGGCTGATGAAAACGGGATCGGTGTTCGTGTCCAGGCAACACTACGCGGCGAAAGTAAACCGCGCGTACTGGAATTACTTCTGGCGCAGGCCAGAACACGTAACTCAACGCTATGGGCCGACGATCCTCGCCAGCAGCTTGCCTATCTGGCGCTGAAACGCTGGGCGCGCCTTTATTGCCCCGAAGTGATTCTTGGAGTGTACACCAGGGACGAACTGGACGAGCCACAGGAAAAAATCATTAACCCGGTTCAGGAACATAAAAACACATCCGCTTGCCGCGCGGAACGTGAAACAACAATTATTGAGCAGGATGCCGGGGAAAACTGGATCGATGCTTTCCGTGAACGTATTGAGCAGGCACAAAGCACCGGGGAAACAACAGCACTTCGCCAGGAAGTGGAAGAGCATAAAAATACACTTGGCGCTCTCTATACGGAACTTAAAGGAAAAGTGGTTCAGCGTCATCACCGTCTCAATGCTATTGCCCGTATTGAGAAGATGATAAATGACCTTCCTTCTTCAGGTGATCCAGAAGCAGAACAAAAATTTACTGCTCTGGAAAATACGCTGAATGCTGCTCGGCCACATCTGGGTGAATTATATGAGGCGTATAAAACGACACTGACAGATATGAAACCAGAATATATCGGCTCCTGATATTTACTTTGGCGGTGTAGTCCCACCGCCATCAAAAAAATTTATTTTATGAGAGAAAAGACAATGCGGTATGAAAAAGTCAAACCATACCCTTTTTGTGGTTGTCCATCAGTAACGGTGAAAGCCATTTCAGGATATTACCGCGCGAAGTGTAACGGATGCGAATCCCGAACCGGCTATGGTGGAAGTGAAAAAGAAGCACTCGAAAGATGGAATAAACGAACTACTGGAAATAATAATGGAGGTGTTCATGTATAAAATTACCGCCACTATTGAAAAGGAAGGAGGTTCTCCTACCAGCTGGACAAGGTACTCAACAACAAAGTTAACCAAATCGGAATGCGAAAAAATGCTCTCAGGGAAAAAAGAAGCTGGTGTTTCCAGAGAGCAGAAAGTAAAACTTATAAATTTTAATTGCGAGAAACTTCAATCTTCGTGAATTGCATTGTATTCAAATTAAAACTTCATAGCTGATTATTAATAATCAACATCGGGCGTCAATTTCAGTCTAACATTGGCGCCTGCCAGAGGTGATGCGATGGCACAAGTAATCTTTAATGAAGAGTGGATGGTTGAATACGGCCTGATGCTTCGCACTGGTCTGGGAGCCAGACAAATTGAAGCATACCGCCAGAACTGTTGGGTAGAAGGCTTCCACTTCAAACGAGTATCTCCTTTAGGGAAGCCAGACAGTAAGCGAGGGATTATCTGGTACAACTATCCAAAGATAAATCAGTTTATCAAAGACTCATGATATGTCTAAATTACCAACAGGTGTCGAGATTCGAGGTAAATACATTCGCATCTGGTTCATGTTTCGAGGAAAACGATGTCGGGAAACATTGAAAGGCTGGGAGGTTACTAACAGTAACATTAAAAAGGCCGGGAATTTAAGAGCGTTGATAGTTCATGAAATCAACTCCGGTGAATTTGAGTATTTAAGACGTTTCCCCCAGTCCAGCACTGGGGCAAAAATGGTGACAACGAGGGTCATAAAAACGTTCGGGGAGCTTTGTGATATCTGGACAAAAATTAAAGAGACAGAGTTAACAACAAACACAATGAAGAAAACGAAATCACAATTAAAAACACTCAGGATAATAATTTGTGAGAGTACCCCAATATCACATATTCGTTATAGCGATATCTTAAACTACCGGAATGAACTGCTGCATGGAGAAACATTTTACCTGGATAATCCAAGATCCAACAAAAAAGGAAGAACCGTGCGCACAGTTGATAACTATATCGCCCTGCTCTGTTCGTTGTTACGTTTTGCGTATCAGTCGGGATTTATATCAACCAAACCATTTGAAGGAGTAAAAAAATTACAGCGAAACAGAATAAAGCCTGATCCGTTATCTAAAACAGAATTCAATGCATTAATGGAAAGTGAAAAAGGACAGAGCCAGAACTTGTGGAAATTTGCCGTTTACTCCGGGCTTCGTCACGGGGAACTGGCTGCTCTGGCGTGGGAGGATGTGGATTTCGAGAAGGGAATTGTGAATGTCAGAAGAAACCTGACGATACTTGATATGTTCGGTCCCCCAAAAACAAATGCGGGGATCCGGACGGTAACACTACTACAGCCAGCTCTTGAAGCACTGAAGGAGCAATACAAACTGACCGGGCATCATCGCAAAAGCGAAATCACTTTTTATCATCGGGAGTACGGCAGAACCGAAAAGCAAAAACTGCATTTTGTTTTCATGCCCAGGATGTGTAACGGAAAACAGAAACCTTATTACTCGGTAAGCAGTTTGGGTGCGAGATGGAATGCAGCAGTAAAACGCGCTGGTATTCGCCGCCGTAATCCGTACCATACGCGACATACTTTTGCCTGCTGGCTGTTGACGGCAGGAGCGAACCCGGCATTTATAGCCAGCCAGATGGGGCATGAAACTGCGCAGATGGTGTATGAAATTTACGGTATGTGGATTGATGACATGAACGACGAACAGGTAGCTATGTTGAATGCGCGGTTACCGTAG